CACGAGGTAGACGTACTAGAATGGATACCTGCAAAATACAATGATGCCTTTACAATGTTGAATAAAGAGTTTGATGTAGTGAACACTGCAGATGATATAAAATACGCTACAGAGTATATAACTGAATTAGAGTAATATGGAAGACTCTATAAAGATAATGAAACAAGTAACACTTCTGGCTACATCTAACTTCACAGAGGGATGGGGTCACGTAGAAGATTATGAGAAAGGAAGCGAAGATTATCAAAATATGCTACAGGCTTTAAAAAAGCTAAAGGCGAGGATGGGATATTTAGCAGACAATTGTAAAATAACACCACGATGAATTTAATTGAAAAAATAGCAGAAGTACAAAAAGAAATAGGAAAGATGAGTAAAAACCAAAAAGGGTACAACTACCAATACTTTGACATCAATCAAATACTAGAACAGCTAAAGCCTCTCTTAGAGAAGAACAAGCTAGCAGTCACACAACCACTAACTAATTTAGAAGGTAAACCAGCATTGATGACATGTGTATACGATTTAGAAACTGATGAGAAGATAGAAACAATAACTCCGTTGATTGAAAGTACTAAGCCACAAGACATGGGAAGCTGTATCACTTATTACAGACGATACTCTTTACAATCATTATTTGTACTAGAAGCAGAGGATGATGACGGTAAGACAGCAAGCAAACCAGCAAAAAAAGCACCAAGCACCGCAGAAGCATTACAAGCAGACACTCCAGACTTTCTGGACTAACAAAATAATATGGCAAAAACATTAAATCTAAAAATAGACGTAAAGAAGCTTACTAAAGACAAGCTAGTAGAAAACAATTACACAGGTAAGGACGGAGAAGTAAAAGAACTCAACGCAGAGCTTGTACTAGTAGAGAAAAAACAAGAACGTATTATCACTACTGGAACTAAAAAAGATGGGACACCATGGGAACTTGTAGAAACTCACTTCATTGCAGAAAAGAGCGCAGAGGGAGAGGAAAGTAACTACGTTGGTACTGGGAGTCAATTTAGGGATGTAAATGGCTCACAAGCGACTACAGAGGCTCCTAAGGGTACATCAGGAGAGATGACACAGGAAGATATTGATTCGATTCCTTTCTAATAACTAACTAATAAATAATATGTTCTGGAATAAAATACCAAAAGGATATGTAGAGACAGTAGATGGGTACATTGTAAAAGAAAGTGAGTGTAAAAGTGTAATAGTGACTGACGACTTTGTGACAATATCTAGTAACAATGGTTCTAGAAAGAAATATTATCGAAAAGAAGTTGCCCCAAAACACTGTATAGAATTTAATAGTTGCAACGCTGAAATTATTTCAATAAAAGAAAACGGTACACCTATCGGTTACTACTCTAAAGAAGAAGTAGAGAAATTAGAGGCAGAGATTAAGGAACTGAAAAATAAGTATGAGCCTATTACTGCTGGTGGCATTGTTGGAATATTAGACGAAGCTTGTAACATTAGTATGGGAGACTACTACACAGACCAAGTTGAAATTGGGAAAAAACCTAAAAAGAAAGGTAGAGGACGTCCAAAGGGAAGTAAGAACAAGAAATAATGGCAAAGCGTTCACTAAATCAAAATTCAGCAATGCACCTATGGTTTGACCACATATCACAAGCTCTTAACAACGAAGGTCATACATTTCAAGACCTTATTAAAAAGATAGAAAGAGCAGAGATAATGGTTACACCTGAAAATGTAAAGTTCTTATACCAAGAAATGTGCATGGCACTGTATGGAACTAATAAAACAAGTGAACTAGAGAGCGACCAAGTAGGAAAGGTAAACGATACATTTAATTTATGGCTAGCTCATAACTTTGAATTACACGCACCATTTCCAAGTGATGATGGGTTAGAGTTTATAAGTAATAAAGAAATATAAATATGAAACTTTTTTTAGCAGTAGTAGTTTTTATAGCAATGATTTTTGCATACGGATTGATTGTAAAGGGTGTTCACTATGAAACAGGTAAGGGGGAACATGTTGGATATTTAACTGCAGTTGAATCTTATGGAATTATATGGAAGACACCAAGCCTCTATATAAAAACAGAACTTGAAAGCTCCCAAGAAGATAAATACTGTATCTTAAAGGAAGACAAGGAGTTGATTACAAATATTGAAAATGCAGTTAGTAATAGTAAAAAAGTAAAACTAACTTATATTGATTGGATCGTTAGAGGAGTTAGTAATTGTGACCAATATGATACTGCAGTTGTAACTGAAATTGAGATTTTAAATTAAAAGATTTGTAGCACTACATTGGTAGTGTTGAGGGTGGGGCTAGTTTACTGTTATTTACTCCTCCTACCCTCTACATTGCCTGTGGATAACTCACTCGACATATTCTTCTAACTAGCTATAATTATAGGGTAGTTAACCAACAACAGTAAACAAATATATGAACAAAGAACAAATCAAGCAAATCTTAAATAATCGAATGATGGGAGCAATAAAAGCTAATGATAACGGAGAAAAGCCAAACCAGAGCCACATAGACGGACACTTCTTTATTGCAGAATTTGAAATTGAAAAGTTGGCAGAAGAATTGAGTAACATTAAATAATTATGACAATAAAACAAATTCACGAAGCTATACAAACACTAGCAAGCGAGAACATGACAGAAGACGGAATACATCATGATGACTGGTGCGATAGAGAGTTTGAGTATACAGACAGTATTGTAAGACAATTAGTAGAGGACTTTGAAGTGGAAATTAACTTAGTAGAAGAAGTACCACTTTTCAAAGGTAATAGAGAAGCATTAGCAAACCTAACCAAATAAATATGTTTAAAGACAAAACAACAAGAAAACAACGTATGCAGAAGAAAGAAGATAGAGAGATGAACTTTGCATACGCATTACTAATTGTAATTACACTAACAGTAGTACTAGCACAGATTCTACACTGGACACCATTACAAACTATTTAACAACTAAATACTCACCTGTTTTCTGCCACTCAATCGCAAGCACTAAGGTGATGCGAACCCAAAGTAATATTCCGTGGTCTGGGTGGCACGAAACAGGTGAGTACACCATTACAAATTAACTTATAGAGATGTGGCTAAAAAGTATTATCGTTAAATGGCTAACGACTTCAACAAACACGATATACAACTAATATGGCAGTCACATCCATACTGTGCAAAGTGTGGGAGCAATCAAGGTTGTAGTTTCCACCACAACTACAGTCGGCGTATGCCACACACATCTAGCATGTATAACGCCATTTGTTTATGTGTTGTCTGCCACAAAGAAGCTGATGCACATAATACTGGAAGTAGACAAAGTAAAGAGTTCCAACAGGAGCTACTAAAGTTGATATTCAACCAAGTAACTAACAGTTATTACGAGGTTAAACAAGTGGATAAAGACTTCCTAAAGTACATAGATGATGATGTACAAGAGGTGCTTAACTTGCTATAATTATAGTAATGGCAAGCTCTACAAGTAGAGGAAACTACTACAAAAGAAAAACTAAGAAATGGTTTGAAGACAAAGGGTACACAGTTGAACTTACAGAATTTGTATGTGGCAGAATGATAGGTAAAGGAAAGGTAATTTACCAAAAGATAGATGTACTAGCTTCAGATGGAATAGCATACAACGAAAAGGAATTTATATTATGGAATAGTAAGCATACGATTACAGGGGACATAAGTGGAGTGAAACACAAAGGACTGAAAGAATACAGAGAAATTAAAGTACCTCCATTCATAGAAAAACAGGTAATAATATGGCAACCAAGAATTAAACAACCAGACGTATTTAAAGGATAAATAACACAAATATGAACATATACACAAACAAAGTAAGGGTGATGAGGAATACAGAAGACTCAAACAATGAAGAAATGAAAGAAATGATTGGACAAGAGCTTGAAGTGTATGAAATTTGTCCACACGACAACACAATTCTTGTTTACAATAAAGATAAAAGTGACTTCCACTGGTTCAACCTTTCAGACGTACGCTTCCTAACACCAGCGAAGTTTGAAGGTAACAGCATAGCTATTGGTGATTATGTTAAAACAGCTTTTTACGAGGGAATTGTTACAGGTTTTTATGTGTTAGACGTAATGCACAGGGTAGTTTTTGAAGATAAACAATACGGAAATACTTGCATTGAAGGAGACGAAATCAAAGCACACGACATTACAATAAGAACAGAAACTATTGAAATCAACGGTAAGAAGTACAACAAAGAAGAGGTAGAGATCAGATTATCAAAGCTAAAGGAAATTAAGTAATATGAACAAAAACAACACAGGAGAAGGCAATAGTGGTAACAGTAATAGTGGTTACTGGAATAGTGGTCACAGGAATAGTGGTCACAGGAATAGTGGTGACTGGAATAGTGGTTACTGGAATAGTGGTCACAGGAATAGTGGTTACTGGAATAGTGGTCACAGGAATAGTGGTTACTTCAATACAGGTTCACCAGATAAAATCCAAATATTTAATCAATGGGTAGACATGACACATGAAGAATTTGAAAATAAATACAATATCTATGCCGATATCCCACTAAACAAGTGGATAGAAGAAAAAGATGTACCAGAAGATGAACTAACACCAGAAATAAAACAGATGGGTGGTTATCTTAAAACTTTAGATTTCAAAGAAGCATGTCAAATATGGTGGAAAGAACACCCAGAACGACATGATGACTTTCTAAAGTTACCTAACTTCTCATCTACTATCTTTGAAGAAATTACAGGAATAGATACAGAAGCAAAAGACAATAAAATGGAAGAAGCAATGGAGTTGTTGAAGAGTGAGGGGTATAAGGTGATAAAGGAGTAGAGAGCAAATTATCAGACTTAAACTAAATATATGAACAAAAAAGACTGGAAGACATGGAGCAAGGTAAAGAAAGCAAAATACTTAAAACTAGCAAAAACACACAGAACAGCAGATAGGTTTTCACAAGGTGAATGGATTAAAGGAGGAAAAGACGAAGAAGGTATGCACAGAGGTTGTTTCTATGGTTGTTTAATGCAGACAGAAGACGATGTGCTATCTAGTGCAAGTAGTGTTATGGGATTACCTGAATGGATTGTCAGAGTATCTGAAAAGATATTTGAAGGACTGCCAAAAGACTTAGCTAAAGAGTTCCCTGTTAAATTACTTGAAGCAATACCAACAACTACAGACACAGAGCAGATGTGGAAAGACTGGAATTATGAAGTTCTTATGGACAAAGGACATGGACAATATAAGTATTGTGGAGATAATAAAGAGTGTAAAAAAGCAGTAAAACAGTGTGCAGACTTGTTCAAGATGGAGGTGATTACAGAGAAAGCAGCACGCTCAGCAGACTCAGCAGCACGCTCAGCAGCATACTCAGTAGCATACTCAGCACGCTCAGCAGCATACTCAGCATACTCAGCAGCACGCTCAGACCATTACATTTGGCTATCAGAAACACTAATTAAAATAATGAATACATGAACAAAGAACAAACAGAACTAGAGGAAATAGTAGAAAGAGTTAGTAAAGAAACAAACATTGCTTATGATGAGTATTCTGAAGAATACACAGATATTTTAAGAAAAGCCCTAAAACAATACGCAGATAAGAGAGTTCAGGAGGAGAGAAATAGAGTCTACAACTACTGCCTTGAGAATGTCGCAGATAAAGCAGGGTTAATGGAAATAAACCAGCTACTTGATGTAATTAAAGGTAATGAGGTTGAGTACAAAGAATGGCACACCTTACTCACTAAAGAATAGATGGACTTTACACCTCTATATTGTTATAATTATAGATACAATGATTAACTATTCAAAATTAAAAGAAGACGGTTACCTTACTGTAAAACACTTAGGAAGGTTCGAACTAAAACCATCAAGGAAAGGAGAGATTAACGGTACGTTTGGAAGTAAAAAGAAATACGAGAACAGAGTAAAATTCACACCAAGTGACTACTTAAAAGAGAAGGTATTAACTAAGAACAAATAAGTATGAAAGAAAATATATATTGGATAACATCAACTTATTTACTTCTAGCTTTAAATGTCTTATTAACTTATCTACTTATAAACAAATAACCACTATACATAAAGCATAGGTAAGCATGTTACAATTAAAGGTATTAACAACAAATATATGAACTACACACTCAATGAAACACAACTAAAGAGCTTATACGCAGAAGATACACGTATAGAAGATCCAGTAGCAAGAGAGGAGGCAGTAAAGACATTCTTAAACAACTTGTAGTATGTCTATTATAGAAAATAAAGTAAAAAAGTTAACAGTTACAAAACAATTATTATGTCAAAAGTGCCAAAACAACTAACACCCTTCAAGAAAGGAGAGTCAGGAAATCCAGACGGTAGACCTGTTGGCTCTATTTCTGCATTATCTCGTTTAAAGAAAGAGTTTAGAGAACACCCAGAAAAGTTTGATGAGTATATGGAGAGATATATAAGTAATCCAGCTAATGAAAAGCATGTAATGGAAATGCTAGATGGGAAGCCTACACAGATGGTTACAGGAAAGGACGGAGAGTCTTTACTACAGCCTGTACTAGTACAAATAATCAATGACAAACAAACAACAGACGATACAAATTCCGAAGGAGCTGAGTAGACTACTAGATAAGGACTGGAGAGAAGCAGCAGTCTATGGTGGTAGAAACTCATTGAAGTCACATACAGTGGCTAGAGTGTTACTTATACGTGCTAGACAGGAGAAGCTAAGAATAGGATGTTTCAGAGAGTTCCAAAACTCCATTAGTGATTCATCACACCAACTACTTAAAGACCTTATAGAGAAATACGAGCTACATGACTTCAAGGTTACAGATAACTCTATTGTGAACACAGTAAACGGTTCAGACTTTTTATTTAAAGGGTTGAAGAGAAACGAGCAATCAGTTAAGTCTATTGAGGGTATTGATATAGCATGGGTAGAGGAGGCACAGACAGTCTCAGAGAAGTCATTAGAGATACTTACACCCACAGTTCGTAAGAAAGGCTCACAGCTTATCTACACATACAACAGACTCTTAGAAGAAGATCCTATACATAAACGATTAGTGATAGAGGGTAGACCTAACACACTAGTAATAAACATTAACTATGATGTGGCTATTAAATACGGATGGATGGAGCAGGTACTTATTGAGGAGATGGAAGCTGATAAAGCAGAACGACCAAAGCTATACGAATACAAATGGCTAGGGAAACCATCAAGTAAAGAGGGTAAGATTTACAAAGGATGGATTAAGAGAGATGATGTACCACATGAAGCAAGACTAGATAGTATCGGATTAGATTATGGGTATACAAATGACCCTAGTGCTGCAATTGCTATCTATTACTACAATGGTGGGTATATCTTAGATGAAATCTTATTCAGGAAGGGCATGTCTAACAAGCAGATTGCTGACGTTATAAATCTATACCTAGCTAATCTGGAATTAAGTACCACTACTGTAGCTGATAGTGCAGAACCAAAGTCTATTGCAGAGATGAGTTCTTATGGAGTAAACATCATAGGAGCTTCTAAGGGGAAGGATAGCGTTAGTCAGGGCATACAGTTCGTACAATCACATAAGATAAGTGTTACAGCTAGCTCAACTAACCTATGGGAAGGGTATCAAAACTACCTATGGGATGAAGACAAGGACGGGAACCTACTTAACAAACCAAACCATATGTTCTCAGATGCATTAGATGCAGTGAGGTATGGATTTGATATAGTTAAGGGAAGAGAGAAGTTTAGTAAACTAGATAGATTACGATTCAATGCAAAACGACAACAAACACAACAACAACGGTCAGCTAGGTAACATGGATGATTCCATTGATGTAATGCTATATGGGGAAGAAACACCCGAGAGAGCTAGATTACAGATGCAATTAGACAGGAGAAACGCTCGTAGAGGGCTAAGTATCAATAAAGCTAAGTAGTTGTGATATAATTACTCAATATGACAACTATTTTCGATATAAGCAAAACATTAACAAAGCGATACGATGGTCCTATCGAAGTAGAGGAAGGACTTAATTTCTCCTTAAAAGATACAAACAAGCGTATTGAGTATATTTCTAACTCAAAGTATTTATCAGGAGATTTAGATGAGTTTGGACGAGAAAAACCATACTACAACATTGCTAACTACAGACTTAATGTAGCTATTCGTGCTACAGATTTTGATACTAAAGATGTGAACATTGTTTCAGAGACTAGAGACTATGTACGTTCACTACTTATAGGTAAACGTGTACAGCAATGGATGAAAGATAGTGGATTTGCTAAGACTCTTAACCGTATGGGTGAGAAACGACCAAAGTATGGTTGGTTACTCGTTAAGAAGGTAATGATTGACGGTAAGATTAACGTAGAGGTAGTTAAGCACAAGAACGCCATCATTGACCAAGGAGCTAACCCTATGGAGCATCCTATTAAGGAAATGCACCTACTTACTAGAGCACAACTAGCAGATAAGAAGGATGTATGGGACAACGTACAGGATCTATTAGACATGAACTTAGAAGAATATACAGTAGCCGAGATTTCAGGGGAAATGCCTGATTCTGTGGTTGGTGGTTCAGAAGATACATACTCAGAGTATAAGTTCTTTGTATATGAAGATGGAAACAAAGAGGATAAAGAGCTATTTAGTGAAAAGAAAGATAGTTATTACAAATGGGTAGGATGGGCAGAACAAGACAACCGAACACCACGAGGAGTAGTAGAAGACATGTTTGAAGCACAGACAGGTACTAACGAATCACAGCTACTACAGCGTGACGCTATGATTATGGCTTCTAAGACAGGATTCGTTACTAACGATGACACTATCGAGAACAATGCTATTGCAGACCTTGATAATGGATTCATTCTAAAACTTGGAGATAACAAGACGTTTACACAAGTAAACACTATGACTAACGCACTACCAGCGTTTGATAGAGCTAAATCAGACTGGGATGAGCAAGCAGAGAAGGTAACATCTACATTCGATGCCTTAACAGGGGAAACACTACCTTCAGGAACTCCATTCCGAAGCGTTGCTATCCAGAACCAAGAAGCAAGCTCACTATTCATCTACCGTAGAGAAGAGATGGGTATTTTCCTAACAGAGATGTTTAATGATTGGATTATTCCAGAGATTGTTAAAGACATTAACCAAGAGTGGATATTGTCAGCAGAGTTCTCAGCAGATGAACTAGCTAAGATAGATGAACGATTTGGCATCTACAAGGCTAATGAGGTTATTAAGCAGAAACTACTTAACCTAAAGATTGATACAGACTTCAACGCAGAGTCATATGAACAAGCAATCGAAGCCTTCAAAGATATTCTTGCAGAAACAGACAACACACGCTTCCTAGAAGTACCAAAGAACTACTTTAAAGACTTTAAATTCAAAGTATCTGTTATCACAACTAACGAACAACGTAATAAAGCAGCAACACTAGAATCACTATCTAATATCTTAGGGCAGGTATCTAGTACATTCGACCCGAATACAGGAACATTCGCTATGTTAGAGAACCCAGCATTAGCATCAATCTTCTCTCAGGCAGTTGAATTGTCAGGAGCAGGAATAAGCCCTGTTACACTCAATAAGCTACAAAGTAGTGCAGGAAGCAAGAACATTGCACCACAGGCACCACAAGGGCAACCAGAGGGTATTGTAGAGGAGACTGCAACAGCAACAGAACAAGGATAAGTGGATAACTACCTCGCTATTACTAGTTGAGGGTATATAATATGGGTATGAAACTAAATTGGACAGTAGACAATATATTAAGACACCCTTTGCGATGGGGGAAGTGTCCTGTAGCTCAAATAGATGACCATAAGACTTTTGGTATTACTTTTGAGACTCGTTATGAGACGCTGTATATCAAAAAACGGTGGGTTCTAGTTATATACTACGGTTCTGGGTATAAGGCATGGAGCAATTATCCTCTTAAATAAACATATGAAACTACTACAAAAATTCTACGCAGACTTTCAAACACGAGATGAGGTTAAATCTTATTTACTATTACAGCTAAAGGACACAGCAGGTAGTAAAGCCTTACAAGGGGAAGATACAAAGGGATTTAAAGAAGCTAAGGAGTGTATAGAGACCTGTTTTAGAGATATGGAGTATAAATACAAGGAGAAAGAACCACGCAAACCTACCAGTGCTAGGTAGTTGTGTTATAATTGTAAACATAACTCAAAAGGTTATTTATTCATCATCAGTAGTTTAGGAAGCTACTTTAAATAATTACACTTTAATGACTGAAGAAAATAAGGAGACTCTTGATGCCGCAGTTCAAGACGATGCTAGTGTCAGCACCGACAACAACGATACTTTAAACAAAGATTCTGAAGGTAAAGACTTCGAGAAGCTATACGAGAACCAAAAAGCTCGGGCAGAAAAAGCTGAAGGGAAGTTAAAAGATGTTAAATCATCTGTATCTGAAGAACCTGTAGTCAAGGAAGAGAAGGAAGAAGTAAAAACAGGACTATCTCGTGAAGAGGCTATCCTATTTGCTCAAGGACTTACAGAAGAAGAAGTATTAAAAGCAGGTAAAATCGCTGAACTTGAAGGAATTTCACTAAGTGAAGCTACAAAAGACGAGCTTTTCGTTACTTGGAAGGAAAAGAAGGAGAAAGAAGCTAAGTCTGCAAAGGCACAGCTAGGAACTTCTACTGGTTCACCCGCAGTAGCAGAGAAGAAAGACTTTAATAGCCCAAACTTAGACAGAGATGACCACAAGGCACTCTTTGATAAAGCACATGGTAAATAGGTAGTTTCAACGCCTGATAGTTAATTATTCAAACGATTAACAATTTGTTGAGAAAGTACATTGACAATTGCATTAGGTATATTTAATCCGCTGTGATAAAATGAACACATGGCAGGAAAGAAAGGACAAGTTCCTTGGAACAAGGGTAAAACTGGCGTCCAGGTTGCTTGGAACAAAGGAATAAAGACGGGCAGCAATACAGCTCACTCTAAGAGGCTTCTTGAGAAGTATTCAAAGGGATGGTCCCCACGTAAGGGTAAAAAACACACAGAAGAAACTAAAGCTCAAATGTCTTCTGACAGAATTGGACACACCAATAACACTGGTCGTACTCATTTTAAAGATGGAGATAACACGGGGAAAGAAAATTCTAAGTGGAAAGGTGATGATGTAGGGTATTCTGCTCTCCATGATTGGGTTGCTAAATGGAAAGGGAAGAAGCCTTGTGTGTGCTCTATATGTGGATTTGCTGACCCTTACAAAGGTCACTTTCACTGGGCTAACATAAGCAGGGAGTATAAAAGAGACCTTGATGACTTCACCTGTCTATGTGTTCCATGTCACGTCAAATATGACAGACATGATTTAAATATTTCTAATGCAATTGTTAAAGTACGTTAACTTAACAAATATTATATATGGCATTAGGTAAGTGACTTTGCCTAATTAAAATCTTGTATATGCTGGAAACTCCCAAGAGCCGAAGCCTGAAAAGGTGGGGACTAACGGACAATCAGCAGGGAAGCTCGAAAGAGAACCCTCAACGACTACCATCGAGACACACGCTCGCCATATAACGAAAGAGTGAAGGTATAGTCTGACCTCATAGGAAACTATGAGAGGAGAACCCGAAGAGGTACTCCCGCCTTGAAAGAGGTAGTAACACAGAGACAGACCACTTTGTTGCAGCCGACTTGGCAGCATCAATCGGAGAAGTATGGGGAAACAAAATCAACGACTTCTACCGTTCAAAATTAGTAGCAGCTAACTTCTTTACAGACCGTTCAGAAGACGTAATTGCAGGAGGGGATATTATTCACACACCAGTTATTGTAGAACTTGCAGCCGCAGCCAAACAGGCACAGACACAAGTTGTACTTGCAGATAACGCACAAACTTCAGTAGACCTAACTATCGCTACTCATTCACACGTTGCCTTCATGATTGAAGATAAGGAAGCAGCACAAGTAATGAAACAGTACAAAACGCAAGAAACTTACATGAAGAATGCAGCGTACACAGCAGCAAAAGCACTAGATTCAGCTATTACAGCTCTATTCGTAGGCTTTACAGCAGTTGCAGGAACTACAGGAACAGCTTTGTCAGATGCTAACGTGCTAGACGCAGTAAGCAAGTACACAGCAAATGATGGAGACCTAGATGATGCAGCTTGGATTCTTAATCCAAAGACTATCTGGGCTGACCTTATGGCAATTGATAAGTTCTCACTTGTGCAAAACACAAATGGAGCTGATCCACTTCTAAAAGGACAGATTGGAATGTTGTACGGACGACCAGTTCTATCAACAACTAACATTGTTAGTGACGGTACAGATTTACACGGATTCTTTGGAAACCCTGATGCAATTCACTTTGCAACAGCAGCACTTCCAGGAGCAAAAGACGCAAATGGAGTACGTCTACAAGCAGAATACAAACTAGAATGGCTAGGAGTATTGGTTGTAGCAGACATCCTATTCGGAGTTATTGAAAACCGAGAAGCAGCAGGAGTAGAAATCCTATCAGTAGACTAGTTCTACAGGGTTGAAGATTAACAACTTAATTGTTTCTTCAAGGGTAGACATCAGTTTACTACCCTTGAAAGAACTGATAGCAATTACATGAAAAGAAAAACAACAATATCTAAAGATTTGCAGCACATTACAAAGATGATTGACCCACGTTCAGGGAAAGTCTTACGAGAAGGTACTACACCTATGGCAACAGTTGGAGCTTTTAAAGCCAACCCAGTACCAATGGAAGAAGATAAAACAGAGGAAAGGCTAGATAAGATGGAACAAGGTATCGAGGAGATTAAGAAACTACTAACTAATAAATAATATGAGAAATATAATCATTAAAGACGAAGAACTTAAAGCACTTGTAGAAAAGAAAGGAGAGCTAGTAATGAAAGGGCGAAAGCACTATCAAAACATGGAAAAACTTAACGATGAAGGTAATGTTATTGGTGAAGAAAGAAACACTCTAGTTGCTCAGATTATTGAGAAAACAGCAGAAGCCATCAAAGATGAACCTATGTCAGAGTTTGAGCTAGCCTTAACTACGGAAATCGTAGATGGTGAAGTTCAAGTGTCTGTCATTGACAGGGTTGAGCAGTTTAAAGAGTCTCTGAAGGAAGAACGGGAGCGTGCAGAACGTAGAGAAGCTGGGGAAATGACACCAGAAGAGTCTATGGAAGACAATAAAGCCAAAGTAATCGAGGCAATTGCAGCTATCGACCCAATGGAGATAGACACAAAATTACAAGAAATACTAACAATATTAGAATAATATGATTAAAGTACAATTCCGAGATGGAAGAGTTAAGGAATTTGCAAAGAAAGAAGCTGCAGAACGATATGCTGAGGTTACAGGAGGAACAATCGTTAAAACACCAGTTAAAGCAAAGCCAGCACCAAAAACAAAACAGTTTTCTGAGCGTAAATAGAGTTACGTGATATAATGGAATATATATGAATTTCTCAGACACCACTAACAAAGATGGAATACTACAGAAGTGCGAACTTTACCTATTTGGGAGCAATTATGGCTCTATTACAGGTAGTACAGTACGTTTAGCTGAATTCACAGGACTATCTAACGATGCTATGGATAATGTATCAGACATTCTATTGAATTCTGATAATACATGGCAATGGGACGATACAAACAACACTGACTTCCCAATAGCTACTTCAGACCTAGTTAATGGTCAAAAGGATTACTCTTTTGCATCTACCTTCTTAAAGATTGAGCGAGTAGAAGTACTTGATAGTACTGGAAGTTATTACCCATTATATCCAATAGACACAGCAGACTTCAAACAGATGAATATTACGGAGACCGAGTACTCAACTACAAACGGTCTACCTATACACTACGATAAGATTGGTAATTCAATCTTTTTATACCCACAGCCTGATACTACTCAAGTTACAGCAACTGATGGCTTAAAAGTCCGTTTTCAGCGTGCAGGGGCATACTTTGCAACGACTGATACTACTAAAGAACCAGGGTTTGCGTCTATCTTCCATAAACTAATTCCTCTGTACGCATCTCTTGAATATGCGTCAGCTAACGAGATGGTCAATAAAGTAAACATGCTTACTGGAAAGATTGAGAAGGCAGAGTCACGACTAGAGAAGTTCATGGGTAAAAGACAGAAGGATTCAAAGCCAGCCATTAGCATGAAGCGTAAAAACGCTAAGTAATATGGCTACTTGGGCAAATCAATCAAAGAATACTTCTACTTGGGGTAATGAAGCACGTAACCTCCAAGGAGAGTTCTATCTATTATTAGAGAACGGAGACTTTCTTTTACAGGAAAACGGAGAACTCATTTTACTAGAATCAAGCTCTTCATGGAGTAATATAACTAAATCATAATGGCAAATAAAAAGATTTCAGCATTAACAGCAAAGACAACACCCGTAGCAGCAGACGAGTTTGCTATTAACGATGTAGCAGGAGGAGCAACTAAGAAAGTTACTCTTGATAATATAGATGACGTTCTTAAAGCAACTACACAAACTATAACTAATAAAACTATTGATGGTGACAACAACACTATTACTAATCTCGCTATTGGTGCAGAAGTAACAGGAGCTTCTACAGACCTTACAGATACAGCAGCTTTAACATACAACGCAGATACAGACGTTTCAGGTAATGGCTATGTACTAGACGAAGACAACATGGCTTCAGATAGTGCTACTAAATTAGCATCACAACAATCTATTAAAGCTTATGTAGACCTTAAAGCACCCATTGCAAACCCTACATTCACAGGAGAAATTGGTATAGGAGCAGTAAACGTGTCAGAAACAGAGTTAGGTATCTTAGAAGGGGCAACAACAACCACCGCAGAGCTTAATATCCTTGATGGAGTTACTTCAACAACAGCAGAACTAAACATTTTAGACGGAGTTACAGCCACAGCCACAGAACTTAACTATGTGGATGGAGTAACAAGCGCAATACAGACACAATTAGATGCTAAGTCACCATCGACAGCTCCCACATTCGCAACATCTATTACAGGTAGCTACCTAACAGCTTCAGAGATTTTAATAACTAATGGTTCAAAGGATATAGTGTCAGCACCAGTTGCTACTTACCCAAGTCTTACAGAGCTTGCTTATGTCAAAGGAGTTACTTCAGCTATCCAAACACAGATTGATGCTATTGGAGCACCAGAAGGTACAGCAGTTCTATCTACAGGAGAAGCAGGAGGTTCTAAATTCTTACGAGAAGATGGTGATGGTACGTGTTCATGGCAAGCTCTAGCAGGAGGAGGAGATGCTCTTACTTCAAATGGATTAGACCAATTCGCAGCAACTACTTCAGCAGAACTAGCAGGGGTTATCTCAAATGAGACAGGTTCAGGATTACTAGTGTTTAATGATTCTCCAGCGCTTATTACACCAGACCTTGGAACTCCAAGTGATTTAGTTGGTACAAACATCACAGGAACAGCAGCAGGACTTACTGTAGGGGCAACAACGGGTGTGGAAGCAGGAGCAGATGTAACAGATACAGCTAATGTAACCGCAGCGGGAGCGTTGATGGATAGTGAGCTAACAAGCATCGCAGACGTAAAAGCCTTAGACCAGAGTGTAGTAAATGGGGCTTCACCTGTATTTGACGGTACTAACTTTACTAACATCCCAGCAGGAACAGTTGACGTTGTTTCTAATGTAGCTACAGCAAGAGTGTTAGGAAGAACTACAGCAGGTTCAGGTAACTCAGAAGAACTAACAGCTAGTTCAGTAAGAACACTAATTAACGTAGAAGATGGTGCAGATGTTACAGATGCCACTAATGTGCAGTCAGCAGGTGCTTTGATGGATTCAGAACTAACATCTATTGCGGATGTTAAGGCACTAGACCAAAGTGTTATTAATGGAGCATCACCTGTACTTGCTACCACTAACATGACAGAGGGTACTGATAAAAACTTTGTAACAGACGCAGAAGCCACAGTAATAGGTAACACATCAAACACTAACACAGGAGATGAGGTTGCACTTATTGCTTCTGAAATAAACACAGGAACAGACACAGATAAGTATGCGACAGCTGATGCTCTTGCAGGCTCATATGTGGGGACAGCACGAGTAGTTATTTCTGTAACTCCAGATAATATTGATGTTGTGACTGGTGACAATCAGGCAAGAACATACATCCCAACTTCAGTGGGAGGAATGAATCTTGTAGGAGTGCATGCTTATGTTGTAACAGCAGGAACAACAAACACAACAGATGTTCAAATTCATAATCTAACTCAGGCAGCAGATATGCTGTCCACAGTATCAACTATTGATAGTGGAGAGACATCATCACGAACTGCAGCTACACCTGCTGTGATAGATACTGCGAACGATGATGTGGCTGCAGGTGACATAATAAGGATTGATATAGATGCCGCTTCAACAGTCTCTCCTGAGGGTCTGTATATAGAATTAGAATTTAGATTACCATAACCAAAATCACATGATTGGAATTACACAAATAGATGAATTAGAATTTGATACAGGACAAGGGAGAGAAGCTAGCTTGGTTGTTATTGATGCAACTCACTTTATCATTGCATACTCAGGAGTCTCTTTTGATGGATTTATTGCAACATACAGCATTGATGCAAATAAAGGTACCATTACATTGATTGATTCTATTGAACATGACACGGTAAACGCTCGTTACAATAGAATGGTTAAGCTAGATTCAACTCACTTTGGGTTAGCTTATACAGGTACAGCATTTGATGGGTTTGTTAAGACATTCTCTATTGATGGTTCATATAACATCACTGAGGTAGATGTACTTGAACACGAAACAGTAGAAGCTAGAGATAGTTCTATTGTGCAAATTGACTCTACTCATTTCATGGTTGCGTATAAAACCGCCTCAACAGGGGTTATAAAAACTTTCTCACACGATGGTTCGTTTGGAACCATCACAGAAGTTGATGCTCTTGTGCACTCTGCACTTTCTGTTGCATCTATTAACTCTTTGGTAAAGCTAGACAGTACAACATATGGACTTGCCTATGCTGATTCTGCAGCTCATGGATTCATAAAAACATTTACGATTGATGGTTCATATGTGCTAACAGAGGAAGATTCACTTGAATATGATACAGCATTAGCTGTATATCCTTCACTTGTTGCTATAAATTCAACAACAATGTGTGTTTCTTATCGTGGAACAGGTAACTTTGGAACAGTTTCAGTCTTCTCTATTGATGGCTCGTTTGCAATTACAAAGGAAAATACCATAAAAATATCAGATTCAATTTCCACAGAATCTTCAATGGTTTCACTTGGTGAAAACTATTATGCTGTAGCGTATGATAAGGTTGGAACAGGAGAGCACATCACTGCAGTATCAATTAGCCCACAAACGTACAACATTAAACAACACTATACACTTGAGCATGATACTGCTGATGCTGTTGTTGGGTTTAACACAATGGACTTGATTGAAGAAGCTGGTGGTATTTATTATGTGGCACTTGCCTATGCTGGTGTAGGAACTGATGGGTTTGTGAAAACATTTAAAATAGAGAAGCCAGAGCCTCAAAACGCTATGTGGTGTAACTAATGTGGTAAAATAAAACTAAGACAACATGCCCGAAACATTACCAACAACAGCAGGAGCTCTAAGTATAGGGTGTGCAGGTAATTCAGGAGGAAGAACCGCAGGGTCGGCTATTGGTATAGCAGCAGGACCTCCAGCATCATCAACATTCGTAGCAACAATGCAAATCATCTAAATGGTATAATGTATATATGACACCTCAAGAAAAACAAGAAATGGAAGATTTGAAGGAACAAGTAACCAAACTTGAGAATATTCTATATGGTATATCAGACGATGTACGAACTAAGGCAGTTATTCGTGAAAACATTGTTATTAAAGAGCATGTTGCAGGGAAACCAACGATTATAGACAAAAATGGGAAGCAATATAACCTAGAAACAGTCTAATGAACATACCAATACCTCAAAACGATAGATGGACTCAACCTAACAAGGGTGATTACAGTGGAATGATTTACTCGTCACGTAATATTGACCTTAACTTCAAAGAAGGCTCAGTAAGACCATCACATCACGTTTTAAATACAACAAAGATTGGAAGTATTATATCAGAAGATACAGTAGCTACCACGTTTGCAAAGTTCACTAGTACAGTGGGTGCAGTTTCTACAGACCGTATCTGGACACAGTTCGGGAGTAATATGTATCAAGCTGCCAGTGAAGATTCTGCTTTTATTGAAGATACTACATCCTCATCACCAGTAGACCTTGTTAAAGGAGAAACAGACATTAAGACCTTCGGGGCTAATATGTATGTTGCTACTAGAGGTAAAATCTACAAGAGAACCACAACAGCATGGAGTACTCTCACAACAAGTGTGGCTAGTAATAAGAAATTGTTAGAAGTCTACGCAGACAGACTCTTCTTTGTTAATGCTGCTCAAACTATCCGTTCAATGAACGTTGCGGAGACTATTGTAACTTCAGGAGCTAATACTCTTGACCTTGATGTAGAAGAGAACAAAGGATTAGAGATTTCATGCATGAGAGCAGTATCAAACGGTATTTGGATAGGAACTACCAGCAATAAAGGGGGTAGAGCTAAAATGTTCTTCTGGGATGGTGAAACAGCAGACACAGTAGAATTTGGTAAGAAGATTAACGCTTCAGGTGTTCTATCTATTGTAATTAAGGATGATAGACCTTATATCTTTGATACTAAGGGGGTTCTATCTACATACAATGGTTCTTTCTTCCAAGAAGTTGCGAGAGTAGACATTGATAACAAACAACTAAAGAACTTCAATGAAGACGATACTAATAACAGGTTTGTTTGTCCTAACGGGATGATTGAGGTGGATGGTGAAATACTTATCAACTTCAATGCACGACCAGACGATAGTACAGACACATTACCAATAAAGACACCAAGTGGTATATTGGCGTATAACGAGGTTAATGGTCTATATCACAAACATGTACTAAGTGGGCAGACAGATAGCTCTACAGTGGCAGATGGAGGGCAATTAGAGCTTGTTATGGCAGGTGCACTGCTTCCATTAGAGGGAGATGTGACTTTAAGTGACAAAGACAAGCAATCTGACTTCCTTGCAGGATATTCATACAAGGATTTATCAGGTGATATTACATTCGCTACAGGTATTCACGATAAAAGAGGATTCAGAGAGACTTTACAGAAAGTTGGTCTTATTACTCTTCCAAAGATTCGTTCTAATGAAATACAGGAACAATGGCAGAAATTCGTTACATTTATTAAGCCATTTACTAATACAACCGACAAGATTGTGGTAAAATATAGGGTACAGGAATACATACCAGTAGAAACTAGTATTACTTGGGTAAATAGTACGTCTTTTACATCAACAGATGCATCATGGGCAGCTATCAAAACAGGCTTTGACGCATGTGGTGGCTACGAAGTGGAAGGAATATGGGGAGATGGTTCAGGTTACTTATCTCATATCACTAACATTGAAGAGTCAGGTGGTACATATACCGTGACAATTGATGAAACAATAGACGGTGTAACCACTAGAACAGCTAAAGTACGAGTTGATAGGTGGTTCAAGGCAGGAGATTTCACAGATGCAGACAACATGTTGTCACATATGGAATTTCTAACTGACAAACCTAGTTCATGGATTCAGTACAGAGTCTACATGATTGGTTCTGACATTGAGCTGGAAAGACTATTATCAATATCTAAGGTGAACAAAAATTCAACACAATAACATGGCAGATAAATCAACACTAACTAACGAGGACATACAGACACTATCAGGTCTTCAAGGTAAAAAACTTTCTACTAGAGCTATTAACGATGAAAGAGATGCTCTTAACAGGAGAGATGTTAAAGAAGGGGTTATTTCCGCTGAAGGTATTGAGAGTGGTACACGTTTTAATATTCCAGAAGCTCCTAGACCACAAGTACCTGATGCTATTATTGCTAATACAAGAATCCCTACAGAAGACCAGCGAACACAGCAACAAGACTCAGCTAATATCTCACAGGAAGCTAACACTCTACGAGAAACCATTAGTGGAAGACAAGACATTCTATCTGAACTAGGACTAGGAGACATTAAAGACTCATTTGAGAGTCTATTACAAAAGGGGCAGTTCACTCAAAGGGCAGAGGATCAAGCTGGTATCTCAGATAAAACAACAGCTCTTAACGATATTGATAATCAACTACGAGAAACAAACTTGAAGTTCACTAGAAACATTGAAGCTATACAAGACGCTTCAGGACTAACTAGAGGGCAAAAGAACGCTCGTCTTTCAGAGGTTAGTAGAAAACAAGCACGACA